GAATAACACTTTCCCTTTTCAGAATAGTCGAGCCATCTTCAACAACATATACATGACCGTTGACATAATCGTCCATAATATGACCTAGATGTTCAAAGTAGTCAAGTCGATAATTATGTGATGGCATCTTTTCGCCCCATGAAGATGGATAATATGCTACGATTTCACCAGACCACTCATCCTCACTGTCCTCATTATATTTCTGAACCGCTACACCATACTTGCCGCCACGATCATCACATTCACTTTCGGCTAGGTTCCATGCCTTGTCTTCATCTGGTCCACAATAGACAACATAATGATGATTGTTGAGACATCCCCAGCGATATGCAGTTACAAGATAAGTCATCATTCAAACTCCAAATAGATCAATATAACGAGTTTTCAGCCAGTCAAAACCAGTAGCAACATATGTTCGCTGGAATGATTCTTTCATTTCTGGAGTAAAAGTCCGAACCCACTCAAGATGTAGTTCTTGTGCTTTACGTTCTGCTAATGCCCATATTTCTTCATTGGTCATCACATAATCCTATTCAACATATTGAAATACTCATTGAAGTTCTGTCCATAGATTTGAACATTCTTTAGATCAACTTGATTTCGGACATTACAAAGCTTGTCTCTAGCATTCTTTGCTTCTTCAAGAGTGCGATAGGCACTATGAATACTATGATAATGCAAAAGATAGAAGTCATATTGAGTCATCACATCACCACATTAGGAAAACATTCAGCAATAGCATCCATAACTACTTCTCCTCTTTCTCTGATAGATAAATCATATCAATGTGACATGCAATGGCTTCAGCCGATTGACTAGCATATAATACACCATGTCCATCATAAAGTATATACTCTTTATGACCATCTTCATGTGTGGCTACAGCGCAAGATAGACCACGAACTTTACGGGCAGAATACCGATCTATCGTTTCGCACATTGAAGTCTTTTCGTATTTCATGATGAAAATATTACTCCAATAAAAAGCAAAAACACCACCAAGAAAAACATCATACAACAAACTCCTTGACTACACTATAAAAGTTCTTTGCAAAACACTTATATGCCACCATACGGTTATAATACTTTTTACCTAGGGGCTGCCAAACAAATTTTATCTTAGGTGTTTCTTTGGGATTCTGGTGTGTGATTACTTTATATAAACATAAAGGACCTATGACAAAATACCAGCCTTCACATGAATCAGCGGCAAGAGGACCATATCTCTTGAATTTAGGCAATACCCAAATATAAAGTGGTGGCCGCCAGTTTTTCAAATGAGGATAAATCAGACATTTCATCCCGAGCCTTAACTTTTTAATTCTGTTCATCACAAATTCTCCATGAATGCACCAATGAGCGAAAAGGCAAGAATCAATAGCAGAGACTGCCACCAGTTGATCTTACCTGCTCCCAGAGCATATGCAACACCAAAGAACACATAGCCATCAAAGCGATTGTATACTCGATCAAACAGAAAATCGCGCATTACTTCTTCTCCTTGAAGATTGGCTTGCGCCGGAATGGTTGTTCAAAAATCCAAATTACAACAGCAACCAAACCAAACACGGAAATCAGACCAGATAGATACCAATACACAAATGTCATTATTCTTTATCCTCAATATACACATATTGGAAATGGTGTCAATCCATTTTTTTATATAAATAGGTAAAAACTTGGAGCGACCATGGCAGCAAAATCTCCTCTACCTCAGCAAATCTATTTTTCCGATTTTCTGTTTGACCTCAATAAGAATCCACACACCAAGGACCTTGCTCGTGTGACCAATGAGCAGGCGGTGATCAACTCCATCAAAAAGATCATCAAGACCAACAACTACGAGGTTCCATACAATCCATTTTTCGGTGCCAATATCTATCATTACCTATTTGAGAACTTCACACCCACCACAGAACTTGAGTTGAAGAACGAAATCAGATTCGCGATAGAAAACTTTGAACCAAGAGCTAATCTGATTGATGTTGTTGTCAATGGTAATCCTGACGGTAACTCAATGGACATCACCATTACATTTTCAATCATAAATAATCCAACGCCTATAACTGTTACAACGACATTGGTCAGGATCCGATAAATGGCAAATAATACCCTCGCTGTTGCTAACTTGGACTATACAGGACTGAGAAGCAGCCTTGTATCATTCATGCAAAACTATCCTCAGTTCATGGACTATGACTTTGAGGGATCAAATCTTAGCACACTGATTGATCTTCTTGCTTATAACACCTATATCAACAGCTTCTATACAAATATGGTCATGAACGAAATGTTCATCGACACCGCCATTCTGAGAGACTCTGTGGTTTCTCATGCAAAGGATCTGAACTATATGCCTAGGTCCGCAAGGTCCTCTCAGGCGTTTATCGACATTCAAGTATTTCCTAATGACAATCCACCCTATGTCACTATTCCAGCAGGCGCCAAGTTTCAGGGCAGCGATGGCAACAATGTCTTTACTTTTTTGACAACAGCCAACACAATCATCAGTCCTGTCGGTGGTGTGTATCTACAGAAGAATATTCCAATCTATGAGGGCGTGCAAATCACTGAGACATTCATTGTCAATACAGCAGTTCCACAGAGATTCATTCTTTCAAATCCAAACATTGACACCACCACACTCAAGGTGGGCGTAACTAATAGTCTAGGCGCAAATCAGCAGTGGACATTTTATCCAGACCTGTTTGGTGTTTCAACCAACACACAAGCCTATTTCCTACAGTCAACAGCAAACAACTATGAGATATTGTTTGGTGATGGTGTGTCCGGGGCTCAGCCAATCAATAATGCTCGTATCACGGCGTCATATATCGCCAGCAATCTAGATAAGCCAAACGGTATTCAGAACTTCAAATCAAATCAGATTTTGGATGGATACACCATCTACACGATTACTCCTAGTGTATATTCCAACGGCACCATCATTGCCGCAGCAGGTGGTATGGCACCAGAATCAATCCAATCTGTTCGCTTCAATGCACCTAGAGCCTATCAGACTCTACAAAGAGCGGTCACCGAGGAAGATTATCGCAACATTCTGTTTGAGAACTTTCCAGAGATTCGTGATGTCTATGTCTATGGTGGCGATCAACTGTATCCTCAGCAATATGGTTCTGTCTATATCGCCGTTGATATTACCAATGCTGTTGGTCTGTACGACAATGAAAAGACAAAGATACAGTCTTTCATTTCAACGAGAGCGCCACTCACGATCACACCAGTTGTTGTTGCGGCTGATTATACCAATATCGGCTTCACTGTCAACATCAACTATAATCTGAATCAATCTTCTCTAGCTGCCAGTGATATTCAGGGTGAGGTGCTTCGCGCAATAAAAACATATAATAGCACATATCTGGATAAGTTCAATGCTCGATTTAGATACAGTCAGATTCTGTCAGCTATAGACAACACAGACTCCGCTATTGTTGATAATGAAACAACAGTGTATCTGATCAAAGAGTTTCTTCCTGTTTTGAACACAGACTATTCACAGTCTCTGAGTTATCAAAACTCTATTGTTCCTGGTAGCATCACCTCAACAGGATTTACATACAATGGTCTAGCCTGTTCATTGATAGATGACAGCAACGGCAATATCAAACTCATATCGACCATCAACGGCATTCAAACACCTCTGGTCGTTCTAGGAACTGTTGACTATACAGCAGGTGTTGTCAATCTGGTCAATCTAAATGTGTCTGCATTTGAAGGCGACTATATTGCGATCTATGTGACTCCAAAGAATCATGACTTCAATGCTTCTCAGAACATCATTCTGGCAACCGATTTCAATAATGTAACGATCAATGTTACAGGAATAAGAGTCTAATGGAACTAGACAAATATATCTCCGACCTGGTATCACACCAGTTCCCTGCCTTCTATGAGGCAGAAGGACAAAACTTCATCGCGTTCGTTAGAGGATATTACGAATGGATGGAGCAGTCGGGATATACCATCAATGCTTCAAAGAGCCTGATGGATTACAAAGACATTGACACAACCGTCGATCAGTTCATCTCAGATTTCAGAAACGAATATCTGGTCAACTTTCCTGCTGTTACAGCGGCTGATCCTCGTTTCATCGTAAAGCACATCAAAGACTTTTACATGTCAAAGGGCAGCACACGAGGAATGCAGTTGCTGTTCCGCTTGCTATTTGATGATGATATTGAGGTATATTATCCAGGAGCAGATGTTCTAAAGCCATCCGATGGTATCTGGACCATACCACATTATCTTGAGGTTGAACACAATAGCCGGTCGGCCACTTTTGTCGGTCAGCAGATTACAGGATCAAAATCCGGAGCAACAGCATTTGTTGAATCTGTTCATACAAGAGTTGTTCACCAAAGACTGATCGATGTATTGAATATAAGTGGTGCCCAAGGCGAGTTTCTGTTCAACGAACTGGTCACCAATGACGGCAATCTGTTCAATGCACCTAAGATAACAGGATCACTCACGGACATCAACATCGTCGATGGTGGTGCCAATAACAAGGTTGGTGATGTATTCACTGTATATTCATCGACCAGTGGTGTAAAGGGTCAAGTCAGAGTAACATCAACCTTCGATGGTACTGGTAGAGTAAACTTCAAGCTTGTCGATGGTGGTTACGGATACACCTTAAATCCGACTCAGGTTCGGGTATCAAACACAGTTCTTACATATACCTCAAACACAACACCTTATTATACTGTATTAGAGAGAATAAGTCAACCACTTATTTCTATCAACTATACGGTTTCGACACCATCAAATCCAAATACCCAGTCTCTGTATCTAACAAGCGTCACAGGATACAGCAGCGGAAGTGTTGTGGCCAATGGACTGGTGGCGGTCATTCCTGGTGCAGCAAACACATTTATCATCAACACCACCAACGGTGACTTCACAACAGCAACTTCTATCTGCACACCTGGTAACACGGTCCAGTTTACGGCTTACACATATACAAATGTGACGGCAACAGGTATCGTTACAGGATCAAACTCCACAGCAGTTGGTCTACACAATATCAGCGGCACATTCTACAGCAATGGAGCCATGATTGTTGACAGTGCTAATCAACAATCAAATGTGATCAGCATCTCTACAGGTTCTGGTGCAAACTTTGCTATTGGCTCGCTCAATGACACAGAATCTGTATATCTTTTTACGGACATTCTTTCAGGAAATAACAGCGGATTTGTGCCGTATCTGAATATGGTTATTTCTGGTGGTAACTCCAATGTAATATTAGCATCAGCAACCGGTGGTATTACTTGCAACACGATTTCAAAGATTGTAACAGGTTCTTCAACGACCTTCACATCTCAAGTGGCTGTTGGTTACGGTCTGTATGTTTATCCAGGCAATACCTATATCGGAACAGTCAATGCAGTAACAAACAATACCTCTCTAGTATTGTCATCAAATGCTCTTACAAATGCAAGTAGTAATGCATTTTATTATAATGCTGGACAATATGGATTTCCTAAAAATACTTCGGCTGGATACAATAGCGTAATAAGTTCCGCGCTAAACTCCAACACATTTACGATTGGCACGATTGCGTCTCTGTCTGCTATCAATCCAGGAACAAACTATAACATCAATCCATTCGTTCTTGTTCGTAATGACTATGTAGCCGGGTATAATCGCAAAAATATTCTGCTGCAACTAGGATCAGACAAAACAGGCATCTTTGCTTTAGGCGATACTGTATCTCAGACCATTGGTAATCCTTCTACGATCACGAGTTATAATGCAAACACGGGTGCGTTCACGGTTGGTGAAGGTGTGACCCAGAGCAATGGTAGCGTCAATGCATATGCGACCGTTTACTCTACCAACGCAACAGCATTGGTTCTGAACAATACACGAGGAATATTCTTCACAAATACAGCAGGCGGACAACATCTTGTAGGTCTACAGTCTGGTGCGACAGCCAATATCTCATCAGTATCAACATCAACTGTTCCTACTTTAGCCACAGGCACTATTGTCAATCTACCGAATTCCACATTCATTGAACTGAGACGAACTTCATTCAATACTTCCTTCGTTGTCGGATCTCAGGTTTCATCCACAAGCGGAGGAGCGGCAACAGTTCTTTATCAGACACAGAACGACAACTCTCTTGCTCTAGGAAATAACGCGATTGTGTCTGGAAATGTTAGCACAGCCAGAGGCATTGCAAACACAGTTGAAGTCATGTATTCTGGTATTGGTCACCAACCAGGCGATGTGATTGAGTTGGTAAGCAATACCAATCCATTTGCGATCACGGGAACAGCAAATGTTATCAATCAAGGTGTGGGACTAGGTTATTGGAAAAACACCAAGGGTATGCTCAACTCTGATAAATATATTGCTGACGGCAACTATTATCAAGACTTCTCATACGAGATTCAGTCTCGTTTGTCCTTGAATAAATATGCTGATATACTAAGAAAGTTGGCACATGTGGCTGGCACAAGAATGTATGGTAAGGTGCTTATTAGTTCTAGCGAAATAAGGTCTGTTGTTCCAGAAGCAACATCTGGAATCTATTACAACTAAGGTATTGCAAAAATGAGTTTGACTAGCAATTCATTGTTGACTTTCCGCCGAAATCTTTGGACGATGGCAGACAACAATGCGAACAACTTTTATACATTCGCAGCCAAGTCCACTCCTTGGCCTGATGAACAGCAACCACCAAATCCAGACAACTCTGTGGATGAGTTGGAATACACAGTTCCCAACCAGATCATCTTTGGTAAGTATGTTGCTCCTGGCTATTCTTCTCTGATGACCACTCGCTATAACTGGACTTCAGGAACAGTATATGCTCAGTTTGACGACGCCGATCCAGACCTTTACACAAAGGCATTTTTTGTGTTAACACAAGAAGCTGGTGCATATCATGTATTCAAGTGTCTGAATAACAATAATGGCACACAATCAACACACCAACCACTTCTTGCTGAAACGGCGGCTGATGAAATCTATTATGCAACCGCGGATGGTTATCAGTGGAAATACATGTATAGCTTCGATCAGACAGCATATAACAAGTTTGTCACCGGTGCATATATTCCTGTTGTGGCTAACTCAGCCGTAACAGGAAATGCCACAGCCGGCTCTATCGAAACCTACACGGTCGATTCACCAGGCAGCAACTACAACTCATCCGCGAATGGTTATTTTCAAGAAATAGCAGTAGGCGGTAACAACCAGTTCTTCGGCATTCAAGGAACAGGAACAGTAACTCTAACTGTCAGTGCCAATGCCTACACCTCAGGCGAAACGGTTACTCAGGTCTATGGTGGTGTCACCGCCAACGGTGTTGTTGTTTCTTCGGTTTCTGCTAATAGCACAGCATCTGTATTGACTTTAAGAAGTGTGAACAACATTTTTGCTCCTTCTGTCAACACCATACACGGATCTACCAGCGGTAAAATATCAACAGTGATCGATGTTACCTCACCAGACTCTTCATCAAACAGCAACTTCTATAACGGTTGCTCGTTGTATATCGTTTCAGGAACAGGTGCTGGACAACTAGGAACAATCGAGGAATATGTTGTTGTGGGTAATGCTCGTCGCGTTCTGATGGCAAACGCATTCGTGACCACACCCGACTATACCTCAAAATATCTTATCTCGCCTAGCGTAAACATCACAGGCGATGGCACAGGTGCAAAGGCTTTGTCTGTTGTGGATCCAAACACCAAGCAGATTTCCAGTATTCGAGTAATCAACACAGGATCAGGATACACCTATGCGAATGTTGCTATTGTTGGCAATACAGGATCAACAGCAGTAGCAGCAAATAATGCTGTGGTTCGTGCTATCATGTCACCAAGAGGTGGACATGGCTATGACATAAACTCTGAACTAAATGCTCAGTATATTTGCTATAGCACAACCTTCGCCAATAATGAAAACGGAAAGATTCCAGGAACCGGTTCAACCTATAGAACGGTTGGTCTGATCGTCGATCCTCAGTATGCTAATGTTCTGGTTGCGTTTTCTAACACAACTCTTGCACCTTTCAGTGTTGGTGATACTCTGACTGGATCAGTATCAAAAGCAAAAGGTATCATCAAGAATACCTATTTTGCCAACTCGACACTCAAACTCAGCAACACAACAGGAATCTTCACATCTTCAGATGTTCTGACCTCGTATTATGCCAACGGTGTGCTAAATGTCAATACAAGCAGCAATGCCATGGCAACTGTCGTTACAGGTGCACCTCTGACATTTGACAACAGAACAAGACTTGTTTGTCCAACATCCAGCTTGAATGGTGGAACATTTGCCGTCAACGAAAAAATTGTTCAGGTTGTGGGTGGTATTGATGTTGGATACGGATATATTCAAGAAATGGATTCAACCGTTCAAATACCATACACATATAGCGCAGGTGCACCAAACATTCCTGTTACTGGTTATGTGGTTGGACAGACCAGTGGCGCCAACGGCAATATCAGCAACTCCGGATCAAACACACTATTTCTAAGCAATGTGACAGGAACATTTCAAACATCAGAGGTTCTTGTTGGATATTACCAGAATGGCGCATCTGCATTCAACTCAAGCAACGGCGTAACATCCACCTCTGTCATTTCTGACACATATATTTATTTGACGGAAGTAAAAGGTAACATCCAAGCATCGGATCTTCCTTCAAATACTTATAAATACATTACTGATGATGCAACGAGAACTGTAACAATAGAAGTAGATAATGTCATTGTTTCTGATATGGTGCCTTATACTGGTGATATCCTATACATTCAAAATATGACAGCAGTGACAAGAGATACAAGTCAGAATGAAACCGTGAAGCTGATTTACGGTTTTGCATGATACGCTCGTATAATCAAATAAATACAAAAGAAGCAAAGAATAGAGGGTAATAATGCCGATTTCGACCGATCTATCACAGGCACCATACTATGACGATGCAAATAATGCATTGGCAGACAACTATCATAGAATCTTGTTCAGACCACAGGTTCCGGTCCAGGCACGCGAACTTACACAGTTGCAGGATATTCTTCAGAACCAGATTGAGCGATTTGGCGACAATATCTTTGTCACAGGAACAATCATCAAGGGTTGCAACTTCAGCTTTGATTCCAACTATAACTATGTCAAGGTCAAGGATCTTCGTCCTGTTGATGGTCAACCAGTTCAGACATCCAGCTATGTTGGTTTGATTGCACACGAGCCTTCTTCAAATCTCTATGCTATCTGCTTCAACTATCAGGACGGATAC